GCCTGCAATGCCTTGGGGAATTGCTCCCCTGTAATACCGGTAAAAGCCAGCAGCGCCGTTTGAGCTTTGGTGATGTCGCCACCGTCGAACGCTGAATTATTTTTCAACGCCTCGCCCATGTCGTTTAGGCTTTTTTGCGTAAACCCTGCGGCTTGGCCTGTTGATTTCAAAACAGCCGCGAGCTGTGCCTGCTCTGCGGCTGCATCACTTGTTGCTTTGACAATGCCGAAGATGGCCGCCGCTGTGGCGGCTGCTGCTGCGGTTGCCAGCGCGAGTCCAGCTCTTGTGGCAATAGCACCAAGCTCAAGCTTTTTCAGGCCGCCAGTGGCCGCCTTTGCGCCTGTCGTGAGCGAAGAAGAATCCATCAGAAGCTTGACGGATAGTTGCCCGATTTCAGTTGCCATCGCTCATGCTCCCGAAGAATGCCAACACGCCATCGTTGATTTCGTCATCGGTTTTTTCTTCAATTTCACGAAACATAAAATCCTCGATGGTTGACTCAGGCTTGGCGGTCTTGCCCTGCATGTATGAAATCAACGCCCCTGCATAATCGACGCGCCGAGCGATGCTCAGCGTGCCGTATTTACGCTGATACGCCTGCCATATGTACACCTCATCATATGGCATGGCTCGCATGGCTTCGGCAATCGTGCGGCCACCGATGCCATTCAGCACTAGCTCGCACCAGAAGTCTTCTTCTGGCGTGAGGCTTTTTTTGGGTCGCGCATCCCCGCAAATTGTTCAACCGTTATTGGATATAACAAGTTGATAATTTCCGGCTTCATGTCAGCTACTTCCGTGTAGCTGAAAATGCGTTTGCCGTCTTTGTTGCGGATGTAAGCCGCGATGAAAAGATACTCCGTGCGCGGATCTGCGTTCGCGTCTCGTGCTTCTTTCACCACGTCAGCCATCGTAGAATGCGACGCTTCTGCAACAAAAAAAGTCGCTGAAAAATCCTTTTCTTTACCGTCGGCAAACCCTTTCCAAGAAATTGTTTTTTCGGTCAGGGTTTTATCAACGAGTGCAATTTTCTTAAAATCGTCAAGATTCATGTCGTTGCCTTGATGATGCTGATTGATTTGACAGACAGCGTGATGGTGCCCTTATACGCTGGAGATGACAAGTCGATGTTCATCGTCGCAACGCTGGCTGTTATTTTTATCCACGAACGAGCAGTTGCTAAAGACCAGTCACCTGCCACCCACGTTGGCGCTGTGTTATCTCCAGACAAGCCGATGACAAAAGCCATGTCTTCCGTTCCGTTTGCGACGGCATCCCAAATCAATTTGTGCGAATCTGACTCTGCATCCCAGTTGATGTTGATAGTGATGTCGTTTTTCTTGAGATTGCCGGTGAACTTCGTCGTCTCTCCAGTCTCAAGACACGCCTCTGACTCGGTAATGTCTCGGCTCAATCCGATGCCGGAATAGGATGTTGGGCATCCCAGTTTTACAACGGCAGTGCCGGTTGTATCGTAAACCCAGATTGCGGTTCCTCGTGCGTTAGTTGCCATTTTTATTGCTCCCGAGCTAGATAAAAAGCTCAAAGTTGATGGTTAAAAGGATGCGAGCATTCTCATCGTTTCCGATTGGCAGGATGTCCGCGACCTGCGATGCCTGTTTAATGCCGTGTTGGCCGAGTAGCAGCGTCATCTTTGTACAAATATCTTCGGCCTGTGTATAAGCCGCTGCGTATGTTTTATTGCGCACCCTCACCTGTATCGTCGGCTGGCGTGACTCGACAGGCGTTTCCATGTTGTCGATGGGGTTGTTTCCGCCCGTGTCATAGACAGTCACACACGCATCAGGTTTTGGCGGCTCACTGCTGATAAAAAGATTTGTTCCAACCACCAGACTGGTCACATCGTCAAGATATTCAGCAACGGCAAACGCGGGCGAACTCATACGGCCTTCCTCGCGCTGTCTGCGATGATTTCCAGCGCCTCTTTTTCTTTCGCTTTAATGGCGTTTTCTAAAAACTTCGCCTCACCAATCGGGTGACGTGCCTCCATGTTTTCGTGAACATATAGCGAGTAATTGGCCTTGTTTTTTATCTCGACGTAATTATTTTCTTTGGTTGTTAAAAAGCTGTTACGCATATTGCCCGTATCTTTTGGCGCTCTTTTGATGGCCTCGCGCTCAATCATCAAGCCAGCTTTGTATAAGCCGGTCACAGTAGCGCCTTCGATTTCTTTTATCTTTTTTGAGAGATTCATGGCGACTTGTTCGAGGCTCATACCGCCACCTTTATCAGCATCTGATTACCGTCGAGTGATGGCGACGTGTTGACTACTTTTATCTCGTGAGCGTCGGCAAAACTTGCTCCAGACCCGTAAGCGATGCGATCACCCGCTTTGGCTTGTGCGCCAACGTATATGACCGACCGGCTCACAAAATCTTGGCCTTGCGCGTCAATCAGGTTTTGCGCCACGTCCTGCCAGCGGCAACGAATGGTCGTACCTGCTGAATAGCTCGGCTCGCCGTAGCCATTAACGCCAGTACGCTCAAAAAGCGTGGCGTATTGATTCAGTTGTCGAATGCGAATGTTCATACAAGCCACACTCGATATTGCTTTGTTGGTGATATGGATGCGAGACAGGGCGCGAATAGCAGCGCCATCTTGCCGTATTGATTGGCCTGCATTCCGCCTTGTTTCTGCGCGTAAGAGACCGATGCGTCGCCGAGTGATTCGCTAGTGACTTCGCCTGCTGATACGTCAATCCAGTAAGCAACAAGGTAGTACAGCGCACGCTCTGCCGTGACAGGGGCGAGTGATGACAAGCAAGCGTCAGCAATCACGGATAAATCCGCCGCCCAGTCATTTACAACAGAGACTTGCACGCCGAGCATGTCGGCCAGCTTTTGCGGGTCGCTTAATGTGGTCATGCGGCCTCCTGCTGTTCTCTCTCGCGTATTTCATAACTCACCGAACAGCGGCAGTTGATGACTTCGCCAGCGTCTGCCCCTAGTGAGTAATCGCCTGGGAATTGCAATTCAAAACCGCCCACGACAAAAGGCTTGTCGATGCGCACCTCCTGACCATTCGCCGCTGTGTGGCTCGCTCTCTGTAGTCCGTCATCGGGGCCACTTTCCCAGCGCTTCCAGACTTCCGCTCCCGTCTCTGCGGCGATATTTTCCGCGTGCGTCTGGCGACCAAAATTGAGCGCTGCCCCTGCTTCTGTTCGAGCGATGGTCTCTCCGCGAAGCTGTAGCAAACTTGATTGGTATCGGCTGACAATCTTGTCGATGTCGGCTGTCGCCACCGGCGCTTTGTTTTCAATGGCGCGTTCAACAATTTTGTCGAATCGCTTGTCGCGTCGTTCGTTGCGGAGATATTTGCGCATCAGCTCAGGATCGCCGCTGGCTAAATTGATGCGAGCATTTGTGACGGCCTTCGCTTGTTGGGCGTTAAGGCCAATGATGCCGCCTACGCGCTCGCGGCCTTCCATGCGCCCCGCCAAATCGAGTGCGATGCTTCGCGGGTGCTGCCCAAGTTGCACACCAACAGCTGTTACTTCTCGAACGGCATTGCGCGTCGAGTCGTTCATGTCGTCTAAAAACTTCCGCGCGGCTGATTGCAAATAATCCGTCACTGCTGAAGCGTTAGCATTAAAAAATGCAGCACCTTCTAGTGATGCGCCTGCAATCGTGGCGGCTCGCAGCGTTTCGATAACTGGCGCAAGCTCTGCGTCAGTTAATAGCAAATCGTCCTCGAATAAATCGCCGTTGGCAATCTTGGCTTCTAGCTCGCCGATGTTAATTTTTTTATTTTTCACAGCGTCAATATACGCACGCGAGACGGCCTGCTCCTGCTCACGAAGTGCTGCAACAACAAGCCGTCTCTGTGCCATGGCCTTAACTTCCTGTGTAGTCCAGATACATCACGTCATCGGGGCGCTTCACATTCACGCCTGCGATGCGGAACACGCCGGGCACTTCATAGCGCAGTGGACCATCTTGATACACTGGCAGGAAGCGGTGCGGCATGGGGATGTAGAGCTGAACAACAGACGGGTCACGCTTGTACAGAATCACGCGAGCCTTGCTGCCAGACGCTGCGGTATCGAGGCCAGATACGGCACGGATGGTAATAGCCTTGCCGGTGATGCCGGTGATTACCGAGGCGTTTTGCATCTGGTCAAGATAGCTCACGCCGTTCGCT